AGATAAACTACGTACTATAATTGGAAACTACGAATTTAAGAATGTTGATTATAGTATTAATCAGTGTGTTCAACATCTACAATAAATATTGCTTATGCGACATAATGTATATCTATTCCAACCGCAATTTGCTGTGGATGTTCGAGACGAAACTAATTACTGGTTACCTTATTCAGTAGGTTGCATCTGGAGTTACGCTCAACAGTTTGATTGGGTCAATGAAAATTTTACTCTCAAAGACTTAATCTTCAAACGTCAAGACCCCAAAGAATTACTCGATTCATTGGATAATCCTAGTATTTGTGGATTCAGTATATACGTATGGAATCAAAAATACTGCATGATTCTAGCAAAAGAGATTAAGCAGCGTTGGCCTGATTGTGTTATTGTCATTGGTGGGCCGCAAGCTAGCACTTCGATGACCAAACTAGACTATGTTGATAGTGTAGTACTGGCTGAGGGCGAAGAATCATTCTTAAAATTACTCAAAGCTATTAAGGACAACAAACCTGTTCCGGAATTGTTTTTAAAGAGTAGACTACAAGATTTAGATATACCTAGTCCATATACTACGGGTGTGTTTGATACTATTATTAAAAATAACCCCGATGCAATTTGGAGCATGGTATTAGAAACTAATCGTGGTTGTCCTTATGCTTGCACGTTCTGTGATTGGGGCGGCACTACCTATAGTAAAGTCAAACGCTTTAGCTTAGAACACGTTCAATTTGAATTAGATTGGGCAGCGGCTAACCCAGTAGCATTTATTTTCTGTGCTGATGCTAACTTTGGTATGTTTAAAGAACGTGATTTAGAAATAGCACGTATGATTAAACGTTGTGCCGATATAGGTATGGTAGAAAGTGTAAATCTACAATATGCTAAAAACTCAACTGAAGTTATATTTGAAATTGCTAGAGAACTTGGACACTTGCACAGAGGCATCACTGTATCTGTACAAAGCATGAATGACAAAACTTTAGAAATCATTGAACGTAAAAACATGGACGTCAACGACATTAGTAAAATGTTAGAGCTAGGGCAAAAATATCAAATTGGTACTTATACCGAAGCGATTTTAGGCTTACCTGAAGAAACATTAGAAACTTGGCGTGATGGTATGTGTAAGATATTAGAAATGGGTCAGCACGATGCTATCGATATTTACTTTTGCCAATTGTTAGAAAATTCTGCACTTGCTACGTTCGAAAGTAGAATGCAATATAAAATTAAAACTGTAGTAGCCTACGACTATTTGAGCTTTAGCAACCCGGACGACTATCAAGATATTAAAGAAGATATTTTATTAATTAATCAAACTAGTACTATGACTACTGATGATATCATCGAAGCATATATGTACTCTTGGATCATAATTAATTTTCATATTGCAGGTTATACGCAATTATATGCTAAATTCTGTAGAAATGTGCTGGATATTTCCTATAGACAATTCTACGATACATTAGTTACTATAATTAAGCAAGATGATGTAATTGGGCAACACTATAAAGAATATAAACAACTGCTGACAATATACCTAACTACAGGTGTATTTGATATGTCAGTTATAACTGATACTAGCAAGGCGCACGGACATGGCTTAGTGTCCAAAAGTGCTAAACTTATGTATGATAATAAAGAACTAGTTATGAAATTAGGTGCCGAATGTTTTAGTAAGTTTAGTGACGAGCTTGATGTCATTAATCCGTTACAACAACATTTTGTATACGATCATACTGCGGTGATGCCAATTATTATCGAAGTTCCGTTGAATCTCACCGATTGGACTAGAACCAATACCAAATATTCAATTGAAACAAAAAACAAAATGAATAAACATTTTGATTTCTTTTATGCAAGAAGACGTGGCGGGCTAAAAAATATATTTAAATATGTTTGACACAGCCTAAATAATCATGTTATACTAACTTATCAATTGCCAATCCACTGGCTTAACATCGGAGACTTTATGTCAAAATACAAAGTAAGCGAACATATTCGCAACAATCTAAAAAGCAACAACAAAAGATTCTGGGCAGGCGATAACATCTCAGAATACATCACAGAAGAAAACAAAGAACTGTTAATCGACGAAGCAACTGAAGCATTTGAAGCAGTGCTAGATACATTGCTGATTGATCGCGAAAACGATCCTAATAGCCATGGTACAGCACGCAGACTTGCTAAGATGTACTATCATGAGATTATGGCAGGTCGTTATGATCCAGCACCAGATGCTACTGCTTTTCCTAATGACAGCACAGATCGCTATGAAGGTATGTTAGTGGTACGTAGTGAACTACGCAGTATGTGTAGTCATCACCATCAGCCAGTTAAAGGTGTAGCTTATATTGGTATTATTGCTGCACAGAAACTAATTGGTCTAAGTAAGTATACACGTATTGCGCAATGGTGTGCTACACGTGGTACCTTACAAGAAGAACTGTGCAATGACATCACTAGAGAAATTATGAAAGCAACTGGTAGTAAAGATGTTGCTGTTTATATACAGGCCACGCACGGTTGCTGTGAGAATCGTGGTATCATGGCACATAGTTCATTGACTCAAACTACAGTCTTAGAAGGTGCATTTAAAAATGACCCGGATACTAAGAAAGAGTTCTTTGATAACATTAAACTACAACAGGAGTTTGCGCCACGATGAGACCATTGACACATTTAGGGGTTGGCCCTAACAGCGTTGACTATAAACTATATGAAGAAAATGAAGCACTCTACGACGAGTTGTCTGAACGAGGTGATGTTATATTAGACGAAGCGTATAAAATCTTTATGGGTGATCATGCAGAACCTCCCCAATTGACTCGTGATGAATTAAACAAAAAATACGAAGAAAAACTTAGAAGAAAATCTAGGTTAGCTGAGTTACGTGCGCCAAAAGAAATTTTAGATTATGAAGATAGTGTGATTGTTGAGTTATATCAGCAACTTCAAAATAAGAAATATGCGTCGCTGAGTGATCCGGTGTACAAAAAGTACAAGGATACCTATGATAAACGCGATAGAGAATGGCACAAGTCTGCCATCCTCAAAGGATTGTTAGCAGAAATATATGCGTACAACGAAGCAAAATATAATGAGTATAAAGGAATTTCCAATGAAATGGTTAGATAGTTTTATACAACGTTGTTATAATCGTGCTCGTGAGCGTGATGAGCTTATATGTGTCGATGGTTGGGATGAGCCTAAACGAGCTCGAGGGCGCCTTGGTAAAGGAGGGCCTATAAGTAATGGTACACGTAGAGTAGATCATAACTATGATGATGACAGTGTTATTACATTTAAAATCTACGGTGCTAATGGTGGTAAGATTGTAGAAACATCACGCTACGATGACAAGAAAGATAACGAAAGCATTAGACGTTATGTCATTGACGAGAACGCAGATATGGCAGAAAGTTTAAGTAAAATTGTTACTATGGAGTATATGCGCTAATGAGCAAACCCGAAATTACCATTGTTGCATCAAACATCACTGAAGAAATAATACAATGGTATTTTGAAGTTGGCGGGCGAGTCAACAAAGACTCGTGGTATAATATGCGTGGTCAAGAAGTATCTATACCAATCGTAGCATATGGCGGTGGGCGGGCTAGCCACAGAATGCAAAATGATTCGGGTCAGTATCTTATAAGATTTTTAGGCGAAGATGCAGATATTGCACTGATATTTCTTATGAAATTTAGTAAGTATGTAGTTTCACATAATATGAAGGAACAAAAAAGTTATGCTTATTAACAATAACGCAGATCTAACCAAACCATTGGGTAAGATTGTTACTATGGAATACCTGCGGTAAATGAGTAATAAGTATTTTCCGATAAAAACAGCAACTTCGTGCCAGCTAAAATGGACTTGGTCTACTATATTTTTATACAGTGGTGAAACTAGTTCGTGTCACAGAGCAGGTCATTCTAAATTAAATTTAGAAGACTTTGATGATTTCCACAATACTCCTTTAAAGATTTCTGATCGAAATAAAATGTTAGACGGAGAATGGCCCGGTGGAGGTTGCGAATACTGTAAACAAATTGAAGATGCAGGTGGTTCAAGTGATCGCATGATGCACATGGCTATTCCTAATTTAGTTCCAACCGAATTAGAAACAGACCTAACTGCAACTCGCGTTACTCCTAAACTTCTTGAGATATATTTAAATAATACATGTAATTTAAGTTGTGTGTATTGCAGTGGATTATACAGTTCAAAATTAAATTTTGAAAATATTAAATTCAATGAGTCTACCGATAATATTAATATTAGTAATTTTCCTACATTTAATATCATATCAGGTGACCAACAGTCTAAATATGTTACAGCATTTTGGCAATGGATGAATAAAAATTCAGCTTCGTTATCTCGTATACACGTAATGGGAGGAGAACCATTTTATCAAAAGGAATTTGATGATCTCTTAACTTATTTTGAAAATAATGCGCACCCACAGTTAGAATTTAACATAGTAACCAATCTAATGATATCGTTACCTAAATTAACAGCATACGTTAATCGAATAAAGAACTTAGTTGCAACTAAAAAAATTCGTAGATTAGATATTACATGTAGTATTGATTGTTGGGGCAAAGAACAAGAATTCGTTCGTTATGGAATAGATTTAGTTAAATGGGAAACTAATTTTAATTATCTATTATCTCAATCTTGGATAGTTTTAAATATTAATCAAACTATTAGTTCATTAACTATAAAGACTATGCCAAAATTATTGCTTAAATTAAAAGAATGGAAGGAAACACGTGCTGTTGGACATTATTTTAGTGAAGTTGCACCAGGTCCTCTTTACTTAAAACCAACTATCTTTGGTAATGAAATATTTAAGGAAGATTTTGAAATTATATTATCATTGATGAATGATACTACCCATCGCGAGCAAGAAGCAAAAAAATACATGAAAGGTATACAAACTCATGTATTAGCTAGTTCTGCTGATACGCAAGAAATAGAAAATCTTAAACTATTTCTTAATGAAATAGATCGTCGACGCAATACTAATTGGAAAGAATTATTTCCGTGGATACAATAAAATAAAGGATTAAAGATGGAAAAAATATATTACGATGAACTACACATTAAAGAAATGATCAGTGATATTACTATGCAAATGCACCGCGAGAATTGGAAGCCTGATTATATTGTTGGATTAACACGTGGCGGATTAATTCCAGCAGTGTATCTAAGTCATTATCTTAATGTTCCAATGGAAACGTTAAAAGTAAGTTTGCGTGATAATGCAGATACTGAAAGTAATTGCTGGATGGCCGAAGATGCATATAATGGCAAAAACATTCTTATTTTAGATGACATTAATGATACTGGTGCTACATTAGATTGGATTATCAATGATTGGCAAAGTAGTTGCCATCCATCTGACGCACACTGGTTGCATGTTTGGGGAAATAATGTTAAAATAGCTGTATTAATTGATAATTTAAGCAGTAGCTTTAGTCGTAAAGTAGACTACTCAGCTAAAGAAATTAACAAAGCAGAAAAAGATGTATGGATCGTTTACCCATGGGAAAGATAGGTTATTATGAAACTAAAAGTTAGTGAGATATTTTATAGTGCGCAAGGTGAAGGACGCTTCGTAGGAGTTCCTTCAGTTTTCTTACGTACATTTGGCTGTAACTTCACCTGTAGTGGTTTTGGTATGCCTAGAGGAACTGCTAGTGCAGAAGCAGATGAAGTTGCTAAAACTGTACAATTATATAAAACCTACGAAGAACTTCCGCTAGTCAACACTGGTTGCGATAGCTATGCTAGTTGGCATCCTAAGTTCAAACATCTTAGTCCTACATTAGATACTAGTGAGGTAGTTGAGCGTATGCTAGCACTAACTCCTAACAATAAGTGGCAACAGGCCAATGGCAACGATGTGCATTTGGTTATTACAGGCGGTGAGCCATTGTTAGGATGGCAACGTAGTTATGGTGAACTGTTCAAACATGAACGTATGCAAGACCTAAAGAATATTACATTTGAAACAAACGGTACTCAAGAATTAAGTGAGGATTTTGGTCATGTATTAGATGTATGGCAGTTTGGTAAGGACAGTCTAGGTTATCGCGAAGTTACATTTAGTGTCAGTGCTAAACTAAGTGCCAGTGGCGAGCGTTGGGAAGATGCTATTAAACCAGATATTGTAGTTAGCTATCAAGAGTTTGGTACTGTGTATCTTAAGTTTGTAGTAGAAAAACCCAGTGACTTTGATGAAGTAGATCGCGCAGTACAAGCGTATAGAGCTGCAGGCTTTACAGGTGTAGTTTATATTATGCCTGTTGGTGGTGTTGTTAGTGTTTACAACGGCAACAAATTTAACGTAGCAGACGAAGCAATGCTTAGAGGTTATTATTACAGCCCAAGATTGCATGTTGATCTTTGGGGTAACAGTTGGGGGAAATAATATGTGGAAGAAAATTAAAACATCGTTGGGATTAAACAAAGCAGAATTAGCGGCAGAAGCCGAAGCTAAGGCATTGGCCGCACAAGAAGCTAAGGCTAAACGTGCAGAAGCCAAAGCGGAAAAAGCCAAAGCCAAAGTTAAAGTAACATCGGCTAAAGAAGAAGCTACTGCAAAAGGTGAGCCTTGGGTAGAAATCATTAATATGGAAGTAGATGAAACGGATCCAGGGCAGGGTGCGTTTGAACTTGATTGGAATGACATATTTGTTGCTAAATTAGTTCGTGCGGGCTATCAAGGTAAAACAGATCAAGACATTGTGGATAACTGGTTTAAAACAGTATGTCGTAACGTAGTTACCGAAACATACGAACAGGACCAAGCTGATCCCGAAAAACGTAGTAATCGACGTGATTTAGGCAATGGCAGGACAGAAATATCTTGACAACAACACCAAATGAAAGTATAATGTTTACATGAGATACTTAATAGTAGATGCAGCAAATACATTCTTCAGAGCCCGACACAGTGCCCATCGTCAAGCAGACACATGGGATAAGTTGGGCTTTGCCATTCATGTTACCCTAGCCAGTATCAACAAAGCATGGCGTGATCAAAAGGCAGATCACGTTATTGTCTGTTTAGAAGGACGTAGCTGGCGCAAAGACTTTTATACTCCGTATAAAGCTAATCGAGCAGTAGCACGTGCGGCTAAGACAGAAGCAGAACAAGAAGAAGAACAAATGTTCTGGGACGCTTTTGATGCTATGAAAACATTCTTAGCTGAAAAGACTAACTGTACAGTATTACAGCATGCCAACTTAGAAGCAGATGATTTAGTAGCAGGTTGGATACAAACACATCCGCATGATCATCATACTATTGTTAGTAGCGACACAGACTTCTATCAACTGTTAAGTGAAAACGTTAATCAATATAACGGTATTGCTGATGAGTTGCATACGCTAACTGGCATCTATGATAAGAAAGGTAAACTTGTACTAGACAAGAAAACTAAAGAACCTAAAAAGATTCCAGATCCTAAGTTTATCCTATTTGAAAAGTGTGTGCGTGGTGATCCTACAGATAATATCTTTAGTGCTTATCCAGGTGTGCGTACTAAAGGCACTAAGAACAAAGTTGGCTTGGAAGAAGCCTACAGCGATAAAGACAAACAAGGGTATGCTTGGAATAACCTAATGCTACAACGTTGGACTGATCATAACGGTGATGAACATCGTGTGTTAGATGACTACAATCGTAATGTTACCTTAGTAGATTTAGCGGCACAGCCTAAAGAGTATAAACTTATGATAGAAGAAACTATCAAAGCTAATGCAACTGTGCTTAATCGTCCTATGGTAGGTGCGCAGTTCTTAAAGTTCTGTGGCAAGTATGACCTAGTTAAACTAAGCGACAATGCCAGCAACATGGCAGAATGGATGACGGCTAGTTATCCTGCACAAGCAGTAACATTGTATCATTTAATTAATAATTAAAATATGTCAATAGTTTATCATTGTTTAACCTGTAATGCTCCGTTACCATCAAACAGATTTCATATTTGCCCAGCATGTAGGCAAATTGAAGCTATTGGGCGTTCAGCTAAAGAGGCAGCGGCCCAGCGAGCAGACGCACAACAAACTCATACTTCGTCTTATTCATCTGGATGCACCCACGAAGAAGCCGCTAGCTCAGACACTACTGCGAGTATTATAGTATGGGCAATCTATTTTATAATTGATTACAACTTAAATTGGTTTTTTGCAAAACTAGTATGGGGTTGGCTCAAACTAATGTATATAATGTTTTTTAGTTGGTGGATTTAATATGAAAGAAATACATGATAGATAAATCACAGAAGTTTTTAGCGTTAGACTTAGAATTAAACCAACCCAGTGGTAAGATCATTCAGGTTGGCATTGCCATTGGCAGTGCAAATGACAAGTTTGAAAATTACATAACTAAGAAATGGTACATTGATCCAAACGAACCAATTGATCAATTTATTATTGACTTGACTGGTATTACCGATCACGATATTAGATTAAACTGTGTAAGTCACGCTACAGTTGCACGTGAACTCAGTGACTTGATCAAACAACACAATACTTGGATCAACCCAATTACTTGGGGTGGTGGCGATAGTAGAGAACTATTAGATGAGTTCTGTAAAAACTATGCAGACTTTCCACACTTTGGTCGTAGATGGATTGATTGTAAAACATTCTATACGTTTATGATGTTTGCACGTGGCAAGAACCCAAGTGGTGGACTTGCTAGTGCTATGGGCACGTTTAAACTACAGTTTAAAGGTACAGCGCACAGAGCAGACATCGATGCAGTTAATACACTGGCACTATTCTTTAAGTTCTTAGAGCGACAACGTGGACTTGAAAACTTATTACATGATGCAAAGGCAGTTCATTAATGTTAATATATGTTAACGGATGTAGTTATTCAAGAATCTCATCCGGCAAACGGTATAGTGATTTCTTAGGTAAACAATTAGATTGTCCGACTATCAATGTTGCACATCCTGGTTCATGCAATAGTAGAATATTAAGGACCTCACTTAGAGATTTAATGTTACATAAGCAAACGCACAGTGACATTGTAGCAGTAATTTCTTTATCGTTTTTACTACGGACTGAAATGTGGGATAAGAATCACACCAATGGGCAATGGCGAATGTACAATGATGGAGATTTTTTTAGTGAACAATTTTCTGACTCAGCAGATTGGTACAATGAATGCGACAGCAAAAAAGTAATTAACATTGCTGATCGATATAAACAATTTGCGATTTCTTGGTTATCATGGTATAATGAAGAAGCTGCTACAACAACGTTATTACAAAATTTAATATTATTTACTAGTTGGTGTGACTTAAATAATATTAAATATGTTATATTTTCAGGACCTTTGTTAAACTCAATTGATTTTACTGCTCCGTTTATTAGCTCATTTTATTCGGACATAATTAAAAATAAAAATATTATTAATCCATTTGAAAATTCATTTTTAGAATGGTGCGATAATCAAGGGTTTGCCCCGTTTGGAAAAGAACATTATATCGTTAACAATAAAACCAAACCTTGTGGTCACCAGACAGAAGAAGCTCACAAAGCATGGGCGCAGTATCTATTAGATAATTATTTAACAAAGATGGCATCAGACTTTACACAAAAATATAATGAATAGATTATTTACATTTGGCTGTAGTTTTACTAATTATAAATGGCCAACTTGGGCAGATATTTTAGGTAGAGAATTTGAACAATTCGAAAACTGGGGACGGTCCGGCGCCGGCAATTCTTTTATTTTTTATGCCCTTGCCGAATGTATTAAGCGTAATAATATTACTGCTAACGATACTGTAATAATAATGTGGACTAGTATTGCTCGAGAGGATCGATGGGTCGATGGAGACTGGTTGACCTACGGTAATATCTATAATCAGCCAGTATACGATGATAATTTTATAAAAACTCTAGTAGATCCAATGGGCTATTTAATTAAGGATTTGGCTACTATTAGTATGACTAAAAAGGTACTCGAATCTATTGGTTGTAATTGGCATTTTCTTTCTATGCTTCCATTAGATCATTATAATGATAATCAAATTCATAATAATCCAAATTTTACTATTAGTAAAGAAATTAAAGAATTATACATAGAAGAATTATCAATAATAAAACCAAGTATTTACGAAGTGGTATTTAATTCTAATTGGTCTAGTAGACCATTACACTTGCCGCCAATGACTAGTAGATCTATATATGAAAAAGTAGCAGGGACATCGTGGCCTAGTTTTACTGATTACTTAAATAAAAAGATCAATAATATTGACATAGCTATTTTAAAAGAAATACGTAATGTATACAAAATTGATAACCATATTCAAACTGAACAACTAGAATATGAAAATCAAAAAAATCTGTCCGGCAGAGCTGATCTACATCCAATCCCATCCGAACATTTAGAATATATTGAAAATGTACTTCCTAAATTTAATATCAGCGATAATACTAAAAATTGGACTATTGAAATTAATAATAGAATAATTTCTAATCAAAACTATGATGAACTATGGCAGCAGAATACCTCTTCTAATATCAAACGACTATAAGAACATGAAATTTAATATATTAATTTTTCTAAGTATTATGTTAATTGGTTGTGCTACCCCAGAAATAACCAAACTCAGCGAGCAAGACTATAAGGTTGTGGGTAAACTTCATAAAGAAGAATATGACGAAATAATCACCATAGTCAAGCAACACCCCAATCAACCGTTGAATTTTTATGTTACATCAATTGGTGGCACTAGTGAAGATTTGTTAGATGCTATGGATACAGTATATCAACACGGGCTAGTCAATTGGTATGCTGTAGACTATTGTGACAGTGCCTGTGCTATTATGGCCTTAGCTACACATCACGCCAACGGTGAATTTAAATTACATTCGTTCTATTCACATAAGCATCATCAAATACTTGCGGCTCCGGAATACAACGAACGTATACTTAAGAAACTAAACTCATACGGATATGATACAGATCGTATACATTACATGTTTGACAGTGTAGAACATTTATGGCCAATAATTATTGTAGATGGCAAAATAATTGATTGACTTTAAGACAAAACCTAAATATAATAGTAATATAGACAAAGGAAAAGATATGGCACACGTAATCGATAAAACATTTGAATTCTGTTATGGACACAGAGTTTGGACACAAAAACTAAATGGTGAATATGCGGCAGACTTAAAGTGCGCTTGCCGTCACCTACACGGACATGAAGGTAAGATGCAGGTATTTCTAAAGAGCCCAACTGGTACTTTAGATTCAACAGGTATGGTAACAGACTTTAGACACCTAGAGTGGTTAAAGAAGTGGATCAATGAATACATCGATCATCAGTTTATTTTAGACAAAAAGGATCCTTTATATGACAGTATTATTGGTAATAGGAATCTTATTCCTGTACTTGTTCCAAATACTACTCACGTTGCTGGTTGGTGTTTGGACTTATCTGGAATTGAAGCGAATACTCCAGAGTACGAATACTACGAAGGATTTATGGTCGTTGACTTCGTTCCAACAAGTGAAAACTTGTCTGCTTGGATGGCTGAACTTGTTGAAGCGAAAATGACAGCACTTAACGTAACAGTAGATCGTATTGACTGGTGGGAAACTCCTAAGTCACGCAGTACTTTTATTAGAGGCTAATTATGACTACTACCGTTTTTATCTTACTAGCATTATTTGGCATTAAGCATTTTATTGCAGATTTTGTTATGCAGTATGACTACATGCTCAGAGAGAAAGGTATATATGGTGCAGAAGGTGGCATGCATCATGCGGCAGTACATGCGGCACTTACTTTATTCATTCTTGTGTTCTTTGCGCATAGTGCCAATGATATTATTTTTCTTTCTCTAGCAGACGGTATTATACACTATCACGTTGACTGGGCAAAGCAACAACTAAATCGAGGTTTAACCACAGCAGATCGTATGTTTTGGGTTTGGATGGGCGCCGATCAAGGTCTGCATTACTTAACATATATAGGAATTATCTATGTCGGAACAGTATAAACGATTTTGTGAATTTGAAAAAACCTGCGCAGGTGCAGCTAATTGTGATGGGCCAACCCTTACGTTACTAGCACGAACTATCGTAAAAAACAAATGTTGGGTTGTTGAAAGTGATGGCACAAAAGTTGCTACCATACTTGCCAACGATGGTAATAGTGGAGTTACATTGGTACATGACGGGCAACGGGAAAGATTTGGTAGTTTAAAACTTCTAAGCGATCGTTACAATATTGTTATTGACAAGACTAAAGTAGCCAAGGTAGTTAAAGAATCACATGAGGTATATGGTTATCCTTGTGAAAATAAACCTCAGAATGCCTTGTGGGACGTACAGCATAAGTTACCTGTATTCACTAAAGGTAGCAAAAGTAAGAGTTTCTTCTGTGCTGGTTATTATATTATACAATTTAACAACGGATGGGTTAAGAGTTATTGTCCAAAATTAATTACTTTAAATAGGTATCCCTATCAAGGACCATTCACCACTCAAGAAGAAATGCAAATACAATTAAGATTAGCAAATGGAGGATATGATGGAGAATCAACTTAGTCTGCATTTAAAGGCATTTAACAACCGCGTTAAGGTAATGAATCAAACTAACAGTAAGGATTTAACATTATCTGCTACGGATGTTAGAAATTTACACAATGATATATTTGAATTACTAGCACAGATTGCGGCCCTAACTGCAATTAAAGAAGCAGAAGAAGCCGAAGCAGTAGTCAACGTTGAAATGGACGGCGGGGGATTCTAGCATTATATATGTAGTTAATTGGCATAAATAACTATATAATAAGAACTAGGAAACATCGAGTGAGCAGACCAAAGCCAACAGTACTATTAGAGCATGTTAATAAAACAAATTATAAAAGTGATCAGATTCTAGATTCAGAAGGCATCTGGGCGGTTTTCTTTGATAACCAACCAATTAACCTAAAAACACAAAATATTTTAGTAGCCTATCCAGGCCCAAAGTATAAGAAAGTTTCATTTAGCAATCCTGGTCACGCAATTAATCTCGCTAAAAAACTTAATGCGCTGTTTAAGTCAGAAAAGTTTTCAGTTGTATTACTTAAAGCTGGCGATACCATCTATCCATAATCATGTTACAAGCAGAGTGGCAGGCAAAGTTTTACGAACTAACTCCATACTCAGTAAGTCCTAGCAGTTGGTGGTATAATCCAACTAATCACAACAGTTTACGTTTGACCCAAAGAGCCTATTTGGAAGTGCGCAAACACACTAAATTCTACAAGTTTGAACTGAGTCACGACATACGTCCTAAAACGTTTGTACAGCTAGAGCGTTGGTTTAAAGAGCCTTATTACGTACAAAATCGCAAGACTATACACATTGTCAGCGACCGTGATGCAATGATGTTATCATTACACGCCAATAATCTACAACAATACTTAGATAACCAAAGTCTATAATGTCTCATCCAATATATAATATTTTATCACCTACTGGGGGATTTGCAAATCATATTAGATGGTTAATGTTATTAGATCCACAGTATTGCTTAGTTGTTGGGTCAACTGATTCTGAATCTCTTTACAAGAAACTTCAAGGTAATGGTTGGCCGTCATATTATGATTATATAAGCAATAATTATCTCAATATTGATGTTAAAATTATCAATGAAATTAATAATTTACCGTTTCTACTTAATTTTACAACATTAGATTATAAATTAAATGCGTATAGACGACATATATATCCAACTACTCGTACATGGCATAATTGGTTAGCATTTGAACGACAATGGAGAGATCAATTAAATGATACCATTGGATTAGGACATAATTATATAGATCTTATTGATATTAATAGAAAAACATTAATTTTAACAATAGATCCATTGTTAGCATATAAATCATATGTAAAATTTAATTCATTATGCAATAATTTATCAATGAGCGAATTCCAATCTAGTATTGTAGCTGATAATACTAAACATATGGCGGCGGCAGATGAAAAAACATTAGTACTTAATGCTGATATTCTTTTCAACGAAGTATTAGATCGATCATGGTATCAACAATTAATAACTTGGTTTAATTTAGCTGATAATTATGCAAGTGCATGCATAGTGCATAAATTATGGTATAATGCGCATAAACGAGCAGAACAAGAAATTGTAACAGACCTAACTAAATTATATTCTAATAATCAAATTGACAATCAGTCACATTGATAGTATAATAATACATATTAATAAGGAGCAGGCATGAAGAAGCTATTACTAGCAACACTGTTATTATCACTTAGCACCACTGCAGCCGCAGATGGTTATTACAATCGATACTATCATGGCAACGGCAATGACGTATTACTTCCATTAATTGTAGGTGGCACACTTGGCTATATTATAGCACAACCTCGTACTGTAGTGGTACAGCAACCACAGTATACACCGCTACCAAGTTATGTTCCAGCCAACAACGAACCAATCTACCAATATCAGAACATTTATGATGGTAATTGTGCTTGTTATCGTCGTGTTTTAGTTCAAATCAACTAAGAAAGGACCTATATGCGGTTTCTTATTGCAATGGCAGTAGTAGTTGCAGTTCTCAGTGGTTGTGCAAAATTTAATACGTGTTTTAACTGTCGACACGCCTCCTCATATAATAATCCAAATTAACGATTGACTTTTACCTATTAAGAGTGTATAATAGCACTTAATAGTTAGGAGTCAAACATGTCATCATTAGTAAGCAGAGCAAGAGCATTTGCTGCACATGCGCATCGCGCAATCGATCATAAAAGAAAATACACAGGTGAAGACTACATTGTTCACCCTACCGAAGTTGCGGCTATTGTTGCCACTGTTCCCCACACCGACGAAATGCTAGCGGCCGCTTGGTTGCATGACACAGTAGAAGATACTGATGTTAGTATTGAAACAATCCGTGCGGAATTTGGTCCAATTGTAGCAATGTACGTAGCAGACTTGACTGATGTTAGCACACCAGACCTTGGCAACAGAGCAGTGCGCAAGGCCATTGACTTAGCACATACTGCCAGGGCCTGTGCTGATGCTAAAACAATCAAACTTGCCGACTTGTTGTCAAACACTGCTAGTATTGTTGAGCATGATCCAGGCTTTGCACGTGTGTATCTTAAAGAAAAATCAGCTATGCTTGCTGTGCTAACAGATGGCGATGCAACACTGTTGGCTCGTGCTAAAGCCACACTATCAGCAGGACTTGCTAAATTAGATGGCAAATAACGGTTGACATTTTGGTAAAATGACTGTATAATGTTACACATACACTAACAACACAGGAGCAATAAATGGCTTATATTAGCGCACAAGATGTTAAAGCAATACGTGACGAACTTAAAGCAACTTTTCCTAAATTCAAGTTTGGTGTACGTAAAGGTTACGAAGGTAGTTCAGTCGACGTAACTATTAAACAAGGTCCAGTTGACTTTGCTGAAGTGTTTACGCAAGGACGTGGTGCATACGCACAAATCAATGAATATCATTTATATAACTACGGCAAGTATCAAACGTTCTTTGAACAAGTATTAGAAATTATCAAGTGTGCTCCAGCTCGTGCTGGTGGTCGTGCTTGGTTTGATAAAAGTGATTCGCAAATAGATTATTTCCATATTGCCTATTACATTCATTTAAACGTAGGTGAGTGGAATGAGCCATACGCCTGCACAAAAGAAAAGGAGTTTGCATAATGAGTAAAAATTTACAACGTATCTTAATTTCAGTGATGTTAATCATTGGTTATGTAACATTAGGATTACTTGGTGAGAATGGGTTGGCGTTACATGACCTATTAGGTAACTTTGCGGTTGGTTGGGTAGTTTGGGAAATTGCCACAGGTATTGTTGGTGATTAAACAGCACTTGACAAAACAAGAATTTGATAGTATAATCTGTTTTGTTACATTTAATAATTAATTAGGAAGGATTTAAAATGGCGGCAATGACTGAAAATAGAACTGTTACAGCAACAGAAGCAAAGGCGGCAATTTTACGTTGCTTTACAAAACAACGCCCATTATTTTTATGGGGTCCTCCAGGTATTGGTAAAAGTGAATTAGTAGAAGGTATTACTAAGGACATGGGCGGGTTGATGATTGACTTACGCTTGGCACAAATGGACCCGACGGACATACGTGGTATTCCTTACTTTAACAAAGACTTGGGCGTGATGGATTGGGCTCCGCCAATTGATTTGCCCACAGAAGAAATGGCTGCACAATATCCGATTGTGGTATTGTTTTTAGATGAGATGAACAGTGCGGCGCCGAGTGTGCAGGCAGTTGCGTATCAACTTATTTTAAACAGACGTGTTGGTAAGTATAAACTTCCTGACAACGTTGTAATGGTAGCGGCAGGTAACAGAGACGGTGACAAAGGTGTTAGCTACAGAATGCCAAGTCCACTTGCTAACAGATTTGTGCATTTGGAAATGCGTGTAGACTTTGATAGCTGGTTACAATGGGCTACTGAAAATCGTATTAACAAAGACGTTATTGGTTATGTTAGTTTTGCTAAACAAGACTTGTATGACTTCGATCCAAAAAGCTCAAGCCGTAGTTTTGCAACACCTCGTAGCTGGACTTTTGTTAGCGAGTTGTTAGATGACGGTATGGCAGATAGCACTACTACAGATATTGTAGCAGGTACTATTGGTGAAGGTACTGCGGTTAAATTTATGGCGCATAGAAAGATTTCTGCTAAAATGCCTAATCCAACAGACATTTTAAACGGTAAGGTTACAGAACTTGCTGTTAAAGAAATTAGTGCAATGTACAGTTTGACAATGAGTATGTGTTACGAATTGAAAGATGCCTACACTAAAATTGGTAAGGAAGACAATGCTAAATGGCATACTATGGCAGATTACTTCTTTAAGTTTATGATGGAGAACTTTACTACAGAAGTTACTGTTATGGGCGCACGTGTAGCGTTAACAACTTTTAACTTACCTTTTGTGCCTAACAAGTTGAAAAACTTTGATGAGTTCCACAAACGCTTTGGTCGTTACGTTGTGGCGGCAGTAGCATAATAAGGAAAAGCCCCGCAAGGGGCTTTTTACATTCAATGAGCAATTTTAAAATAACTAAGATGGATGGTAGACATACAGGTCACGAACTGTTTAATCATTATATAAATTACAATGTGTATGTTCGTAGAAACTATAATCCTGTCTCTGAGAATGAAGTAAATTTCCTCAAGGCACGTATTTGGTTCTGGGAGAAGTTTGGTCCAAGTGGTGAACTTGGTAAGTGTCATCGACTAAACAGTATTACTCAGCAAACTCCAGAATGGGCTTGGCAAACTGAACATAACCTACTAAGAATATATGTATCAGAAAAGGCCCTAGACTTCTTTCTATTAGTAAATTCAAACTGATTTAATAAGCAAGTATTCAAGGCCGCCACAAATTTCTACTTGTGGATCGTTCGTTAATTCAGTTAATATCGAAATTAGGTATTGTTTATCTACAGTTAGGCTAGCTTCTACTGAATTAGCATTCCACCAGTCCGGTGTCATATGATTCATAAAACTCATAAGTTGTAGAGATATTTTATTAACACCTAACTCTTTACACAAGTTAACATACGCTGGAATTTCTTGGTAATTGGCCGTTTGTACAATATATTCAGTCCAAACTTTAATACCTAATTTTTTTAGTTCAACTATACCATCAAGTACAATACTAAAGTTTCCGCCGCGGACAATTTTGTAGGTTTCTTCAGTTGCAGCATCTAGACTAACTACTACCATTTCCAATTGAGATTGTAATTTTAAAATTATATCCATATTCTTGGTAATTAGATTGCCGTTGGTTTGTATATTAAAATGAAAACATTTAGGAAGATCTTCTCGACGGAAGAAATCTAAATAAGCACGACTAACAAATACTTCTCCAGACCCGTCGCAGTGGACATTTACTTTGCCTTCAAAATTTTGATATTCGGTGGCTATGTTATTTAAAATTTGCACAGCTTCCGGACGAGCTTTGGTATAATAAATGTTGTTGCGGCGGCAGATACTACATTTTAAATTACACACTGGATCAATTTGCAATTGTAAGGTAGTAGGTAAGTAAACCTTATTTGGATCGTAGCTGATTTGGTCCACTTGGTCCATTCGATAAAAGTTTACGCATGTATCTGCTTTACAGTATTCGAACGACTGGTCAATGATACTAGCACGAAATTCTTGTTGTGATTGTGAATTAAAAAGAAAGCTAATTGGGTGTACTGCTGCACTACCTATGTCGCCTTTTTTGTGCCAGACTCCACAAAAACAGCCAGACATTTGAGATGAGTAATTAATATGGGCCGTGTCCCAGGGTGCCGAACAGTATTTCATCAAGTATTTATAGACACAATTCTACTTGACAGAATTATCATTCGAATGTATAATAGCTTTATAGTAAACGATTAGGAGTAGTAAATGTCTACAGCAACAGCAACAACTAGCGCAGAAAAGAAAAAAGTTGTAACAGTAACAGACGCACGTATTGATGCGGCTGTACGTGAAAAACTTATTACGGCACGTATTGCGCTATTGCTTAAGGCGCCGTTTTTTGGTAACTTAGCAACACGCTTAAAATTAGTTAATGCAGACGAATGGTGTAGCACTGCGGCTACAGACGGACGTAACTTTTACTATAACAGTGAATTTGTAAACAAACTGCCTCAGAAACAAGTGGAGTTTTTAGTAGGGCACGAAGTGTTGCATGTAGTTTACGATCACATGGGACGTAGACAAGATAGAGATGGGCAGTTGTATAACGTTGCGGCAGACTATTGTGTTAATGCTGATTTAATTGACAGCAAGATTGGCGAGAAAATTACAAGTGTGCCTATTTTGTATGATAAAAAATATGCAGGAATGAGCTCAGAAGAAGTGTATGACTTGCTGTATGAAAACGCTGAAAAAATTAACGTTAATGATTTGCTTAAACAATTGTTAGATGAACACTTAGATGATGATGACGATGCTGGTGAAGGCGATAGTGACGGCAACGGTGAGGGCAAAGATGGTCGCCCTGCTAAAATGACTGCTGAAGAAAAGAAAGCATTGCGTGACGAAATACGCGAAGCTGTACTACAAGCGGCAGAAGCGGCAGGTGCAGGTAACTTGCCAATGGGTGTTAAACGTTTGATTAATAAGCTAACAAACCCACAACTAAACTGGCGTGAACTGATTAGACAACAGGTACAGAGTTTAGTACGTGCTGACTTTACCTGGGCACGTATGAATAGAAAAGGGCAACATTTAGATGCAATTTTGCCAGGTAGCAACTTTGCAGAAACAATTGATGTTAGTGTTAGCATTGATGCGTCGGGCAGTATGAGTGAAGGTATGTTGCGTGATATCTTAAGTGAAGTTAAAGGTATTATGGAGGCGTTTGACGACTTTAAACTTGATGTATGGTCATTTGATACAGATGTTTATGGTTACGAAAAATTCACGCCAGATAACATTGACGATATTGACACTTACGAATTACAAGGTGGTGGCGGTACAGACTTTGAATGTAACTGGGAATTTATGCGTGAAAATGAAATTGCGCCAAAATTGTTTATTATGTTTACAGATGGTTACCCAGGTGGTGGTTGGGGTGACGAGAGTTACGCAGACACATTATTTGTAATACACGGTACTACTAGTATCGAAGCGCCGTTTGGTATTACAGCTTATTATGATTTATCGAAAGGATCCAATTAATGTCAGTATATCAAAGTTTTAGTTATAGTCCTACAGAGTTAGCAGAGCAAATGTCTAGTGCTACACACGACACACTTGCTTATCTATGGAAGTACAAATACATCACCACCGAACAGTATAATGAATTGTCGGGTAAAATAATGGTTATGGCTGTGCCAAACCGTAAAGGGTTTGGTAAGAAATTGTTAGAATACTTCTTTGGTGATAATAAAGAAGAGAATTCTTGGGTTTTTCCTATTGTGGAAGTAGCAACCCACTATAGACCTGCTACTCCAGAAAAGCCAAAGAATGTAACTCGACTTAAAACCAAACCTAAGTTAGAGGTGGTTGAGTAATGAGTACAGGTAGGCTAAAAGACCAAAAAGACTACGATCTTGAACAGATTGTTCGGGTAATTGATTCTGCACTAGAGTCTGATGATCAACGCATTAAAGACGCCTTACGTGCGCTTATGACTATAACTGTGCTGTGTACATCAGAACATCCTGATCAAATGCTACGCAACGGTCCGCTAGCACGTGTGTTTGAGGATATGCGCAATCTTAATCAACGATTAGGTCGTTTAGAAGATGATCTAAACAAGATTAAATGGGATCAACAAAAGCGTCAAGTTGAACCATTTACACCACCATACAATCCGGGCAGTCCGTTTGGTCCGATCGGTACACCAACTACTTCTAAACCAACTCCTATGTGGGTATGGGATCCAAGTTTAAGTGCCGGTGATGATCCTAACTATAAAGGCGCAAGTTCCGGTATGCTTGCTGAAGACTTTATAAAAGAATTGGAGAAACGATAATGGCTTTAGGTTGGGAAGAGCTACAGCG